TTGTCTCAAAGATAGAACTTCTGTCTTTCTCTGAGAGTTTGAGCTTGAATTTGATAGTTCGCTTCACTTGAACTTAATTTAAAACAGGAGTGAACAAATGTTCAACACAATTCATGTCATCCCACGATGGGATGACTATTCTTGTCAAGATCTCGAACATAAACAATTATGAAGATTTATTGAGACAAATGAAGTCAGCCAAACAAGGCGTAAATTTGTTTGATTATTCAATTCCATATTACTTATACAATGAAGCAAAATAGAAATTGGGCTTGCGTAACTGCAATGCTCGGAGGATAAGACAATTGCGATTTACAAGGAATTAACTTCGTCGGATATTAAATCTTCAAGATCTTTCTTGTCACAGCTCGTTGACGTGTTGCAAGAAGACGTAAGTCAATCAGTTTCTCGGAGAAAATACCAACAATTTATCACAGGTACAGTTTCAAGCATAGGTGTCACCTCCAGTCTCTTTCAGACAGTCTACGACAGTGACTTCACGCTTCAAACGTCTAATGCAATCATGGACATGACCTTTGGGTTGCTGCCAAGCGGCTCGACTGTGCTGACGAGCCAGACTGCAATCGACAGCGCAGGCAAGGAGTTGTTTCCGTCATCTTCGCTGATGATGCGCGAAAAGATGGACGTGTACAGGCAATTTTCTCAGTCATTGCTTGGTGACGCGTCGCAGGCATTTTCGTCTCCGTTCGACAGCACTGCAGCGGGAGACCAAATAGACTGCGCGTTGTTCATCGCGTTCAAGCGACTGTTTGCAAGGGACCAAATAAAGCGTGAGACGCTTGCAATGAGGTTTTATCAGACGGCGTCAATCGCAATTCCTAACTTGCAAACAAATTCAATGTTAGGTTCTGCAATATACACCGACATCGGAGCTGCGACGAACAAGTTGACTGCCTTTGGCGGTGCAGTCGGAAACGTCGTTGACAGTGCAAACACATCGAAGGGCGTTGGCTTAATGTTCTACGACAGGGGAATTCTCGTGCTTGACCTCGCAAAGATAACTAGCGCGAGCCAGTACGTAAATGGAACGATAGACGCTGTCACACCCACAGGGCAAATTGTTTTAGGCTCGGCAGGCACTGAGACTGCAGGAAAATCAAAGTTCATTCCTGACTTTGTGGTGTCTGCAAGCATTGACAACATCATAGATCACGTCGCAGGTTGCAGAATGGGTAGCGGAAGCAACACTGAAATAACGTTCCAAAACGTGACTAACATTAATTCATCGTTGATATTTTGTAGGGCGGCTGCTGACGAATTCAACTATAGCTCAAACGTGACTTTCACTGACGACACGTCGAGGATAGTCGTGATTACTCCGGGCCAGGAAGACGTTGAAAGCTCGTTCACGTTCATCACAAGTGTGGGACTGCTGGACAGCGATGATAATTTGCTCGCTATTGGCAAGGTATCGAGGCCCATAGAAAAATCTAGCGAGCGCGATTTAACGCTTAGACTTCGCATCGATTATTGAAATCAGAGTATAATTATTGAAGCGAAGTAAATTTGTGTGCAATGTGGTAGAATGCGCGTATGTTGAAAAAGTGTGCGTTTCTTTTTCTCCTGTTTTCATGCGCGCCAGCATACGTTCGCATTGCACAGCCTGTTCATGAACGACAACGTGCACGTTGTGTTGTGTATCACCGCGACAATGTCACAATTCCAGATAGTGAAATGCGCGCTTGCTCACGTACTGAACAGTCTCATGGCTCAATCACGTTGCATCGTGGTGACACTGGTTTGGGACTGTATGAAACGCCATGGTGGTGCTCAAAATGGTTCGTCGTTACCGTGATGAACTCGAAAGGGTTCTGTAACGTAAAGTTGTCTGACGACAATGTGTTACGCGCATCTTATTGCGGTGACGTGATGACGTTCTTTGCGCCCGCACGTTTGAAGTGGGTCGTTGTACAAAGCGTTATCAGGAGCATAAAATTATTTCATGAAGATAACTCGAATTGAAAAAGTTGAAGTCGACAAAAAGTTTAACTCGTACGTGTGTGACTTGTGTGGCATTGAAATGAGTGATGAACACGTAAGTTTTAGAAAAAATTACGTTGGTAGATCATCTTGCGATGATGAGGTTCGCATTGAGAGTTGGACGTATCCTAATGTCGATGATAATGATACACATAACGACATGCATGTCACTGGTCTAAATTGTTGCATAGATTGTTTTACAAAAAAAGTCAAGCCTCTCATTGAGAACACATTTAACGTAAAGTTCAACGTTGAGGTAACGTAGAACATAATTCTCCGACACGACTTACTTATAGACATCAATGTCGCTCCAACGCATCTCGCCACAGGACATAGAAGTATTCTCTGTTCAAACTAACCCGATCAGGCACTACGTCTCGAGTTCGACAGGAACGTCAGGCTTCGTTCAGTTGTTTCCACGCCAGACGCACATGCTCAAGGACTTTGCTCCTTCGAGCGCGTACGTTGACCTGACGCACGACGATGCTGACTTGACGTCACTGTACAATTCGGTTCAGCATATCGGTCAAGGCGCTGTTCTAAATTCAGGTAGTTACCTCGCCGCAGACATTGCTCGCCTGTTCACACAAACTCTTGATCAGTACCTCAACGCAGTCACTGCGCAAATAACGTCTGCAAGAAACAGCAAAAAACTTGACGTTGTAAGGTTCACCCCGGGCGTAGTGTATTCGCAAGACACTGTGAGCAAGTTGCTCGTCAAAAACATATTGAACAGTTACTACAATACTACTTACCCGTCTGCGCACTGGGGCTTCACTAATTACAACACGTTGAATTTTTTCACCGCCTCGACAGTTCCAACGTCAAGCGTGTTGATATATCCGAACGTTGACACTGAACACTCAGAGTTCCATGAAGGATACGTCAGTGGTACGTACACGCCTTCTGGATCGTTCAGCTTTGATTTTTACATCAATCCACGTTATAAACAGGACGAAGCAGACGTTGATTTTCACGCAGGTACTATATTACACCTGTCGTCGACATACGTGTTGTCGTTGATTTCCGGCTCGTTACGAGACGAAAATGGAAAAGCGGCAGCGTTTAGGTTACAATTACAGTTGAGCCACAGCGCAGACATTCCTCCATCGATTGCACAATCAGGAAATTATCCACGTGACTTGATATTTTTGTCTGACGATAATAGCTTGTTATACAATAATTGGCACCATGTCGTTGTCAGGTGGGGAACAAATAACTTTTATGGTGGTACAGGATCGTTCAACATAGACGCGGTCGACAGAGGCACATTTTGTGTTCAAAGTGGAACAATTACGCCTAAATTAATGATACCTGAACCTGACGTGCTGTGTGTTGGAAATTATTTTGAAGGTGTTGGCTTTGGCGATGCAGCGGCAGCGTTATTCTTTGCATCAAATCCAGCCACAAGGGATGGGTTGCAAGTCTTAGTTAATGATGGCGGTGAACACGAAGCTCCTGTTGACTATGCGTTCAATCACCCGTTGAATGCTGAACTTCATGACCTGTCGATTAGACGAAGGTACTTGTCTGACACCGACATTGCATTTTCTGCGTCAAAACCACCAACGTCGTTGGACAAGTCGTTCATGTTATATGTTCCACCATTTTTCAGACCGACGTCACCCTTACGAGTTTTTACGGGAGATCATGGTGGAATACTTCAAACGCCTTTCTTTGAAGTTGACGGAACCACGATTGATCCATTTAACGTAGCAATGTCGTTTGGTGTAGACGGTCATTACATGAACATTGAAAACTACGTTCATGATTTTGCTTCAGGATTAGATCCATTGTTACATCACATGACAGGAACCGCAATCGAAACGACGACCGACGCGCTGTTCGCTAATGACTTTCTTTATGCACAACCGTTCGTTGTTAGGCGAAACACGTTTATAATGCCTTGTGACGATGGTAATTTCGTTCCTGGATTTGAATTGTTGATGAGCGAAAGTAATACGTATAACAAATTTATCGATGATTTGGGACAGACTGATTTCACAATGGTGAATTTAGATAATCTCGTTACTACAGCGTCACTGTTGTTTGGAAGTGACTTTGATCAAGGAAACGTTGATGATACAACTGCATATGCATTTTCGAACGATGCAATCGGTTTTTCGCCTGAAAATCCAGCAGGCGCCATGGGACCTGCATACACGAACTATGCGAGGAGCGTCAACGCAGCGATTGCGAACAATGAATTTGAACCAGGAGTTCAAGGTGGCGCGCCACTAACAATATACCAACGCACTCGTGATCCATCGTCAAACCAAGTCACGTTCTTCAACATAAGTAACATTTTTTATGGAGACACGATAAAGCCTCAAAGTTTTTATGTGAACGATGATAATTTATCAGGTTCTGCGGGAGCAATCTCAATAACGCTACATGACGACGGGTATGGAAATTTATATCGAGCTGATTGCCTAACACCTCAAGCAACGTGGAATTCTTGTGGAAACATTTATTATGATGAAGGCCTTGTTGTCATCAAAAATCCTTCGTTAAATTTCTTTGGAAAGGAAAAGTACACGATTGACTTACGAGGAACGCACAACGTGCACGTCATGAAGATTGACGTGTTTGCTCAAGCGGGCCAGATAAATTCGTCAAGCAATCCAACGTATCTAACGTTGCCACCAAGCTTGATGGCGAACGAGTGGGATGACACGTTCGTGCAGCTGTCGGGAATTAACTTTCATGATGACAACATGAACGTCGTCGCAAAGACTGCATTTGCACAACCGATAGTGAAAAGAGCGAGCGATAGACTTTGTGTGAGAACTAAGCTTGATTGGTAATACAATTATCATTTGGTATTACTTATTGTCATGAAAACAATGACGTTAAAGGTTCCTGATGAATTGTATGATGACGTAAAAAGAGCTGCAGAACTTATGAACGTGACTGTATCAGAGCACGTGCGTAATAAACTAAAATCAAAAATAATTGAGCCATGTACAACACATAGATGGATTTTAGTGACTGAATGCGCTGACGCATTTATGGTGAAAAAAGTTATATTACCAATTACGACATCGTCAGGATTTTCTCACATGTTTATTGAACTTCACAATTCATTAGATGGTGATGAATATAACAAAAAGTTTTTGTCAATGATTGGCAAAAATGTTGATGTTGAATTACGCTTTGTGACTTCGTGTGGTGATATTGGCACAGTGTGGTTTATAACGATTGAGCCAATCAAAATGACATTCACTGATTTAGACTATGCAAAAAATGATAATTTTGTGACAACAGTCGAATGTAAAGTACATAAATTTGAGATCTGAATTACTTATCGACAGGAGAACATCATGAAATTTCTATCAATGCTCGCGCTCATCGTCGCAACTTCACTCACGCCTTCTTGTGCTATGTTAACGCAACCACAAACACCTGTGACGACTATTACAAACGCTGAAACAATTGCTCGCGCTACGCTGCAAAATGCACAAATAGGGTGGCTTTTTGTCGTGCCGCTTATCACTGTTTCACATCCCGATAAAGTTCAAGACTTGACTACAAAATACTATGCCGCAGTACAAAAAGCATCAGATGCGCTTGATACTCTTGACAAAGTCAAGGCTTCTCTTGCGAGCGGTGTCACTGTAACTATCGACTTGAACACTGCATTGAAGGCGGAATCGCTCGCAATCGTTGAGGTGATGAACGTAATTGCTGAAGCAAAAGCTGCGTCAAGTAAAATGAAAGCTACAGTGAACGGCCACGTTCTTGGCGTACCCGGTTATGACAACGCCCTTGCAGGGTCAGATCAACTTCGTGCAATGGTGAAGTGAGTGTCTCGTAGACGTCGCAAAAAGCGTTATCACACCGGAATACACTTGAGCGATAAATTGACGAGTAAAATGAAATACCGCTCCGGATGGGAGTGCGTTTTTGCATGTTTGCTCGACAATGATCCAACAGTAAAATCATACAGCTATGAAAGTATTGTCATTCCCTACATGTCGAATAAGACCACACGCAAGGTGCGACGATACTTTCCTGATTTTTTTATCACGTACGTTGACGGTTCACGTGTTCTTGTTGAAATAAAACCACGTCGAAAGTTGGTTCAAAGGACAGTCATCAAAAAATTAGAAGCCGCAAAATTGTGGTGTTCGTGTAACGACGTGACACTCAGTGTCATTACTGAAGTTGAGCTAAAGGAATATGAACTGTCACAAAAAGAGGCGTCAGAATTGACATCAATCTAAAAATTTGACAATGTTTCTTGCGATTGTTTCTATGTCTTTGATTTCATCGACGTTAGGAACGTACGAAACGTCGTTTTTCTGTTTTAATAAGTCTATGTAATAACAACGTGATCCACAATTGTTACGAATTAGCGTAACGAGTTTGTCATCATTTTTTTGTAAATCAACTATTGTCTTTTTGTTCTCGCCCACCGCGACGTTGACTACGGAAACGGGAGACATTTTTTGAACTCGCCAAACAATGTTTATGATTATTATGTCAGTGTAGTAAATGCTTTGAAGCTCAACGTTGTTCATGAAAAGCTCTCCTATAGATAAGTAGGAGAAGAATTACGAACAAAATTCTTTTAGTCCTGCGAGCGACACAACGTAAGCGTCAACTTCATCGTAACAAAATCCTTCAACTGAGACTTTGCCTTTATTTTTACCAAGTTTGCATGTCTTTGTTGGCCATATCACGCTTTTAAGATCGTGCGTAGACATGTAGTCAAACACCTGTTGCTTGTGATCAATGCCAATTTTCTTTGCCTGTTGCATCTTCATTCCACACACTTTTCGAGCGTGAGTGCAAGCGATGTACGTGGGTGTGAGATCAAGTAAGTTACGAGCAATGTAACTCGCAATGCCGTTAAATTTCATAAGCGTTGCTATTGTAACAGCGCTTGAACTTCCTACTTGAAATTTTAATGCGGCATCTTCTATAAAGAAGTGCGTAGCTTTGTTGAACAGTTTCCCGTTCTGCAAAATTAATTTTAACGCTCTTTCAAACTCGTCAGCCTTTTTCCAGGTGCCTTCAAAATTTGATAACGTTATGTGAGCGAGTTCGTATTCACCGCGCTTTGTCACCGCTGCAACACCGACGACGCTTGTGCTGATGTCAAGCCCTAAGGAAACATTCTCCATGAATATTAACTAATTCACAGAGAATGTTTTGAAATTATCCTTTGATACACAAAAACTGCTTCAACGTGTGAACTTTCTTTACCAAGCTTTCCTGAGCGTTCATGACGGCGTCAATGTTTTTGTAAGCTCCCGGCGTTTCATCAATGACGTCAATTCCTTTTTGTTCCACATCTTCACGATATTGTGCTTTTGTGTTCCTGATAAGATCACGTCATAGTCACGTTCTTTGTTCATGTCAGGAATTTGTAACAGTTGTTCTGCATCATTTTTCATGTGTCAATTATAATTCACCCATCTGATCATTTCACATTGTTGTGTAATCGTGTGGAGAATGATATAATATCATGTCTATGGGCAATCGAGCTTTAGCACACGTTGAGAAAATAGTTTCAGTGTATGAAATTCCGGGCGCAGACAACATTGAAATGGTTCAAGTACTCGACTTTCACGTTGCTGTGAAGAAGGGTGAGTTTTCAGTTGGCGACTTGGCAGTGTATGTTGAAGTTGATAGTATCATGCCTGATCGTTCTGAATTTGAATTCTTACGTCCAAAGCACTTTCGCATCAAGGCGATGAAATTGTCGAAGTTTGGAATAATTTCACAAGGAATTTTGTTTCCTGTTTCTATTTTGCATTCAACAAAAATTGCATTCAAAAATGAAGTAATAACAGAATGTCAAGACGTCACCGAAGTTTTGGGTATAACTCGCGCGATTGAAGATCCAGACGAAGATGCACCTCTCACGAACGGGAGCAAGAAAAATCGAAAGTGGTTGATGAGGTTCGCTTGGTACAGGAGATTATTCAAGAAAAATAGCCCATGGCCTGAATTTTTGCCGTCTAAATCTGACGAAGTGAGCGTGCAAAACAAGTATGGACACATTCTAAAACAATACGTTTATCCTTACACTGATGTTGGCGAAGAACATCCAAGGGGATTGTTTTATCTAACTGAAAAGCTAGAGGGTCAAAATGCTCTCGCGTTTTTGCGAAAGACGACGTCATGGTTTGGGTTAAAGAAACATGCAGAGTTTGGTGTGTGTTCTCGAAATGGCTTGAAAAAAGGCGATAATCCTTTCACGGCGACAATGAAGCGTTTGAGTGTTGAAGACAAGCTTCGCAAGATCAATAAATCAATCGTCATTCGAGGCGAGCACTGTGGTCCAGGAATTCAGGGAAACATTTATAAGTTTGCAGAAACAAAGTTCATTGTCTTTGAAGTCTATGACATAGACGAGAAGCGATTTTACAGTTACGATGAGCTGATTTATTTCTGCAAAGAAAATGATTTTGAGATGGTTCCTGTTCTTGATGACAACTTTACACTCCCACTTACGGGTAAAGAAATGTTGAACATGTCAAACGGAAAGTCAGTGTACAGAAACACGCTACGCGAAGGAATTGTTGTTAGACTTAAATCTAATCCCGCGGTGTCGTTCAAGGCGCGATCTCCAGAGTATCTTGTCAAACACTCGTTATAAGAGAGCTTAAATTTGCACCAGTGTGGTGTAGCAATACAAACTGCACAAGATCAAATAAAAATATTAAGCGCTGAATGGAAATATCTTTTTAAGAAGAATTTTGATGTGAAAAAAGAATGTAAATAATACAAGTTAAATTTCGTTGATTAGTAAAACTACATGAACAACGTTTTAGTCGTCTACAAATATGGTTCTAAGGATCGCGTACGTGTGTGCGTTGATGGTGAATTGGCACAGCCATACGTTAATTTATTTGAGCTTGCAAATAACAAGTACGTTGACGACGTGATAAAGCCAAGTGAGAACGAAAAGTTGGTGATTGACTTCGTGACGCGCTTTGTTGAAGCGTCAATTGATGCGGATGACGTGCTGTCTGACGCTGCGTCACCGCCAAGCGTAACGACGATTTGCACTACTGGTTACCTATACATGTAAGATTTTGGAAAGCTAACTTGGCACAGGAGCCATGCCTTGATTGCTAATCAAGTGAGACCGCAAGGTTGGGCGTTCAACCCGTCAGCTTTCCGCTAAGTAAATGATGATATTAGTCTTTAAAACTAAACATGAACTTAATATTGATCCTTTTTTATTTGAAAAGGCAATCAAGGTTGCACAATTTGCTCTTGAACGTGGATTTATTTCTACAAAAGAAGTTAAACATATCGGTCTTCATTCACACATTTCATGTCAAATTATTCGAAAATATGGACGAAACAAGACAATCAAAAAAAATAATCCAAAACATGTAAAATTGACAATTCCTGGACAAAACATAAAGTATGATTTGATAGCTAAAACATTGAATATTACAAAAATTAAATGTCTTGCGGGTGATATAAATTTCTGGTTTCGCACAGACTTCACGAAAATAAATCAAGTTGAACTTGATAAAACTTGGGCTTATGTGACAGTCACGATTCCTGACGTTGAAGTGACAAAGTCACAAAACTTTATTGGCATTGATTTGAATTCGACGTCACATTCAGTTGTTGTTGCAAATCCATCAACAGGAAAAGTCAAAAAACTTGGAAAACAAGTTCCTCACATCAAAAAGAAATATCGAGCGATTAGAAAAAGACTTCAACGTCAAAGAAAGTTCAAAGAACTCAAAAAGATCGCAAACCGCGAACATCGAAAAACAGTTGACATCTTGCACAAACTCACGACTTCAATTGTCAAAGAAGCAAAGGAGAACAACACAGGAATAAAAATTGAAAATTTAAAAGGCATCAGAAAGCGATGCACGGTAAAATTCAAAAAACAGAGCAACTTTGTCCTGAACTCTTGGCCATTCTTCATGTTCAAAACCATGATCGAATACAAAGCCAAAAAGTGGAGGCGTTGAGCTTCAAGTGATTGATCCGAAGTGGACTTCGCAGAAGTGCTCCCGTTGTGGCAACGTCGACAAAGAAAACCGCAATGGAAAAGTGTTCAAGTGCACACACTGTGAACACGTTGATCATGCAGACGTCAATGCAGCGTTTAACATCGCTGTGGCACCTGAAGTGATCAGTTCACTTGAGAAAAGAGATCAGGTGAAGAGGCCGTGTGTAGTCCTCAAAGAACAATGTCAAAATGACAATTGTCATTTATTAACTCTAAACTATTTAGATACACTTGTCGATGTACGTGCAATATGATTTCACTTAATGAAAAAATATTGTTTATTGAAAAAATATTTGGTAAAGGTTTACTTTCACGTAATCAAAAAAATTTTGATATTCATTGTCCTTGGTGTAATCATCATGATGTGTCAAAACGAAAATTAGTTATTCGTACAGACGACGATCGTTGGCATTGCTGGACATGCGTTCATAAAGGTAAAAATCTTATTTCACTTATTCGTAAGTGTGGTACACAAGAACAGTTAAAAATATATCTTGATAAGTACCTTTCTGCCACAAAGAAGGGTGACATTCTCTTTGAACAGGAAAGTAAACAGGAGGAGACACTGTGTTTACCGAGTGAATTCTCGTTATTGGCTTTGCTGGAAGACAGGCGAGATCCTGATTTCAATGCTGCAAAGAAGTACGTGAAGCGCCGCAAGATTGATGAAGAAGACTTGTGGAGATATAAGATTGGTTTTTGTGACAAAGGTGAGTACTCAAGGCGCATAATAATACCATCGTTCGACGGGAACGGAAAGTTAAATTACTTCACAGGTCGTTCAGTTGACAAGATCAGGATGAAGTATAAAAATCCATCGACGCCAAAAATATCTGTCATTTTCAATGAAATAAACATTGATTGGAAGAAGCCTCTTGTGTTGTGTGAAGGGCCGTTCGACTTGCTGAAGTGTGGAGAGAATGCAACGTGTTTGTTGGGGAGCGACTTTGATGAAGAACACGCGTTGTTCACGGAATTGGTGTTTAACTCAACCCCCGTAGTGCTCGCATTAGATGGCGACATGTGGAACACAAAAATTCCAAAGATCGTCAAGAAGTTACAGGAGTACTCAATAGACACAAAAGTGCTCGACACTCGTAGCGTTGAAGATCCTGGTTCGATGACAAAGAAAGAGTTTCAGGATTTATTGAAGAGTTCAACGATGACGTTCGATTGGGACAGCATGTTTGCCTCTCGAGTAAACAAAATGAGTGACATAAAACTAAACATAAGACTGTAAGTTGATTACAATTAAAATGATGGTTAAATGTCAAATAATCCTCTGCGTAAAAAATAAGGAATTATGAAAATTTTGCATGTTGCTGATATCCACGTTAGAGGTTTGACGCGTCATGATGAACTTAAGGAAGTTGTTGAGGCATTAGTCATTGATGCAAATAATCGTGGTGGTGTTGATCACATCTTGATTGCAGGAGACACATTTCACACAAAGACGCAAGGCATAACTCCCGAAGTTGTTGACTTTATTAGTTGGATATTCAAGAAGCTATTGACAATAAAGTGTTGCACACCTGATAAATGCGTAAAAGTTCACATTACGCTTGGTAATCACGACTTTAACCAGATGAACAAGTCGCGAAAAGACATCATAACGTCGATCGTGAATTTATTGAATGACGACAACATCAAGATGTACCGTGATTCAGGTGTGTATCAACTGTCACCAGGATATAACTTGTGTTCGTTTAGTTTGTTTGATGAACAAAATTGGGACGTAGTAAAGCCGGTACAAAACGAAGTGAACATCGCAACGTATCATGGGCCCGTCAATGGTGCCCAAATGGAGACGACAGATTGGAAGGTAGACACGGGACTTGATGTAGAGTTCTTCAATGATTTTGATGTCACAATGCTTGGTGATCTGCATATGCATCAATATCTTGGAGAACGAAAGACTTTATCAGGCGACATTCGCCCGTATGTAGGTTATCCCGGCAGTTTTCTTCAAAACACGTATGCAGAGACATTGAAACACGGGTACTTGTTGTGGGACATTGAAAATAAAGGCGAATGGAACGTAACGTACTGCGAGCTTCCCAATCCTAAGCCGTTTTTAACGATTCAGTGGATGGGAAACATAGAAGACACCGTCGCGCAGGTTACAAGAAAAGATTGTCGCGTGCGTGTCAAAAGCGATGGTTTCATGTCGCACAGCGACGTGTTAGAGCTTCAGTCACAGCTAAAGAGAATTACATCCGAACTAACGTTCAAGTCTGAAAATGTCGTAGACACGAATTCCGTTTGTATTGGCAATGACACGATATCAAAGACTGATCTAAAGAATTCCAGCGTTTTGATAAAGCTCGTTAGTGATTATCATCAAAACACTGACATGTCAGAAGATGAATTTGCTACGATGCGTGAATTGCTTAAAGGTTACCTACAACAAGTCACAGACGACACAAGCATCACGCAGCGTAACGTAAAGTGGTCACCAAAGTGGTTGTCATTCAATAACATGTTTCAGTACGGTGATGGGAACGTAATAAACTTTGAAAAGCTTTCCGGTTTGTGTGGCATTTTTGGGCCAAATGGTTCAGGCAAGTCGTCAATAATTGGAACGACAATTTATTCGTTGTTCAACACGACTGACCGCGAAGGATTGGTAAATTTACTAATTCCAAACGAGCGAAAGATATTTAGCGACACACGCATGATCGTAGATGTAAATGGAATAGATTATGTCATTGAACGTAACATAGAAAAATACGAAAAGAAAGGTCGTACTCTTGCAAACGCAAAGTTGAAGTTGTTTAAATTAAACGAAATTGCAGCCGAAAATGCGTGCGAAGAACAAAGGATTGATACGGAAAAAGTAATTCGTAGCATGCTTGGCACCGCAGATGACTTCATGATGACGTCAGTTTGTGTTCAAGGAGATGCAGAACGTTTTATAAAACAAGGATCAACTAACAGACACAAGATTGTGTCAAGATTTTTTGAGCTCGACATTATCAATAAGATACATGACTTGTGTAAGTCAGATTTAAATAATGCAAAAAATACGATAAAAGCTCTTCGAGATTGCGATTGGGAGACAGAAATTGACACGTTGAATGATAACCTCACGAACGCAAAACAAGAAATTGTCAATAAAGAAGCAGACATTACAAAATTTGACGAAGAGATTACAAATTTGCGTGTCAGCATTGCACAGTTTGGTGAAGTCATTGTTGTGACGTCAAAACAGGTAGACGCGCAACAAAATGTAGTCGACCAATTGACGTTAAAAGAGAGCGAAGTAACAGAGGAAATCAATGTTGCAAACAAAAATGTAATCGATTACAACGATAAGATCGCAAAGATTGACGCAACATTGAAACTGAATGACATAAAAACGTTACAGGAAAAATTAGACAAACTAACGAAATCTGAGACCGACATTGCGATAGCAAAACGAAGCAAAGCAGAAGCAACATCGACGTTAAATCGTTACACGCATTCCTTACAAGTTCTACAAGACGTTCCTTGTGGGGGCGTGAATGAATTTGGCAGTTGCATGTTCATAAAGGACGCAAAACAGGATGCTGAAAAGATAGAAGAACAAAAGAAGTTAGTCGACGAAATAGTAGACAAAGTGAAGTCAATTTCCGAACAAATAGACACGTTCAAGAACGAAAACGTAAGAGACAGCATTCAAAAGATAGAAAAACTCAAACAGCTAAAGAACAACGTCACTACGAAGTTATCAGAGCTACGTGTCGAAGCAATTCGCCTTGAAACGAGACTTGATACTATTGTTCGCAGCAAAACGTCTGAAACAAAAAAGTTGTGTGAGCTTGAAGTTGCTTATAAAAATGATAAAAATGCCGAGCTCGTAGCGTTAAAATCAAAGTTAGAGATGTGCATCGCAAAGTCAAAGACGTTGAACAATGAGAAGAATGAGCTTTCACGTGAGCTAGGTAGATCTGAAACAATGCTCGAGAAGACGTTGCTCGACAAGGAACGTCGTGCAAAGGAGCTCAAGCGAATTCGTGCATATGAGCTCGTTATACAGGCGTTGTCAAAGAAGGCAATACCTCTCGCAATCTTGCGTTCGCAGCTACCGGTGATAAACAACGAGATATCAGAAATTCTAAAAGGAATTGTAAACTTTACAGTCGAGCTTGAGATCGAAGAGGAAAGCGACACGCTTGAAATTTACCTGAACTATGGTGACAAGCGTCGTGTGATTGAACTTGGCTGTGGCATGGAGAAGTTCATCGCTGCGATGTCAATTAGGGTTGCAATGATAAACGTAGGAACGTTGCCGAAGTCCGACATGTTCATAATAGACGAAGGTTTTAGCGCGCTCGATGATACGAATGCGGAGGCGTGCAATAGATTTTTGGTATCGTTGAAGAGATATTTTAGGGTGTTGTTCATAATCACTCACAGCGACGCTATCAAGGACGTCGTTGATAACGTGATTGAAATAACAAAAGAGGACGAGGACAGCAAAATAGTTTTTGAGTGAGATTTTATGACTTTTGAACCCTATCTAAAAGATCGTCTCATTGAAAGACATGAGAACTACGTTGTCATCGTGCCAAAGGACGTGAACCCGACGATGCCTCTTGCATGTCCAGTGTGTGGTTACTTATTCAGGACAAAAGAGGATGAAGATAGTTACCAAGAGTTTTCTTGCTGCGAATTTTGTTCAATGACGTGGGCGTATTCACACAGAAAGCAGTGGGACGAAGGGTGGCGCCCGAGCGAGAGCGAAGTCAAAGAAAAAATGAAGGATAGACAGAACATAACGGTGACGTTTTGATAATTATGAATGAGTAGTTCAATGAAACAAATTGATTTAAACAGTTTAGCGCAGTGCATGGACACATCATGGGGGCGTTCTTCAATGCCAAAGACTGCGACAATGTCGGTGAAGTTCTCGCTCGCAGGTGACACCGTTGTTGCGAGTTATCAGGCGCTTGTGACGCTAGTCACTGAGAGGCAGCTAATAGAACTAAAGCGTCTTTATAAGAGCGAGAGCGACGCTGTCATTGAAGCTTCATTGAAGAACGTGCAAAAGAATTACAAAGAACTGACCGGTCAGACGATAAAGTTTACGCAGCTTGCGTATGATGATGGAATTGAAGTGATTAATATGAACTCGCACAATTCCAGGCGCACAGCACTGTATCGTAGAAAGTCTGTTTTTGAGCTAAAGTGATCAAATTAACGTTGCCACTTACTTATTTGCGTGGCAGGCGTAAAAAAGATTGATTTACAGCAACGAGAAGAAATAATAAAGTGTGGTAGAAATCCTGTTTACTTTATCAACAAGTACTGTAAGATAAGGCATCCCGTAAAAGGAATAATTTCTTTTAATACTTATCCATTTCAGGACGATTGCATTGGTGCGTTTGAGAAGCACCGCATGAACATAGTCTTGAAGGCGAGGCAGTTGGGCTTGTCTACGGTCACTGCCGCGTATGCAACTTGGCTCGCGCTCTTTCACAAAGACAAGACGATATTAGTCATCGCCACAAAGATGAGCACGGCATCGCAGTTCGTCAACAAAGTCAAGGTAATGCTCGAGTACCTGCCTGTTTGGCTCGTCATGCCAGAAGTCAACACGACTGGATCAGAAATTAAATTCAGCAATGGATCGCTAATAGTCGCAATTCCAACAAGTCCTGATGCTGGCCGTGGCATGGCGCTTTCGTTGCTGATATGCGACGAAGCTGCGTGGATACAGAAAATGGAAGAAATCTGGACTGGCTTATCACCCACGATTTCTGAGGGCGGAAACGTAATTCTACTCAGCACGCCAAATGGCATGGTGGGAACCGGTGGATTATTCTATAGACTTTATTCACAGGCGTGCACAAAGCTCAATGAATTCAATCCAATATGTCTCCCGTGGAACGTTCATCCCGAACACAACGACGCGTGGTTCGTCAAGGAAACGTCAAACCTTTCAAAGAAGAAAGTAGCACAAGAATTTTTGTGCGACTTCCTGACGTCAGGCGACACTTTCCTCGAGCCGGAAGAAATCGAGTACCTGCGCGTCAG